TGGAGTAATTGGATTGGGGAAACCATGCCAACTTTCAATTGTATCAAACAACACCATACGGTTCCATGTGTAATCAACTACTTTTGCAAGATGTTTAGGTCTATTAGTTTCTGGATTATGCTCATGGAACTCAAGGCCACCACCCCACATTGGGTCCCATTCTTTACCTAAATAAAAGATAACATTTAATCTTCTTTGTAATCCAAGTTTAGGATGAATGCTGTAGTCTTGGTGAAGATTAAGTTTACCACCATTACGGTGCATGTGAATGCCACCACCATGCAAGCCAGTATCGGGAACAAGTTCATAAACACCAGTTATATCTTCAATCATCTTGACAACTTTTGTGTCAGCTAAAGCTAGAAGGAAAGTATAAACATTCTTAGGTAACTGGTCCCAACGACTAAGAGAAAACTTCTTTTCAAGTGGATTGTTGTATTGATTCCAGTTTGTTTCATCTTCTTGAGCCTTTAGTACTTCCTCATACAAAGCATTGGCTTCATTTTCTTGTAAAAAATTGTTGACAACAATATGACCAAATGGGTTTTTATCCCAATCGTAGTCATGATTAAATTTACTAAGCCTATTTACGATTTGGCTTACATATTTTTCGTATAAAGTCATTTTTTGATTATGAACATCAGATCATCGTACCTATTGTAGGTTGCTCTAAGATCTAAGTATTCAATCCTATCCTTATATTCTTCAGGAACAGCATTCGTCAAATTAGTGAACCAAGACACATCTTGCACGTCTTCAATGACAAAGATACCACCTTCATTTACTTTTGGCAAGTAAATACGTATGCAATCAAGCATGCTTTCTAATGTATGTGGACCATCATCGATGACAATATCAAAGTTTGGCAAATTTAATTCAGAATAAGCATTATCAAAAATATAATTAATGCCAGGAAGATCTACATATGGTTGTTGTCTATTATCAACTACATCAATGCCATAAATATTAGCTTTACTAAAATATTGCCTCCAAAGAGCCAGTGAAGACCCGTATTGAATACCTATTTCAAGTAAATTTATTTCTTTATCTTTAAATGGTTCAAATGCTTTGTCATAGAAGCCATTGATGTAGTCATGAGCACCATGCTTATCAGTGCCAGATGACGGGTTATTATTCCAAAGAATACCTGGATTGTTTTCTATTATTTCTATTAATTTCATAAGCTCCCCAGATAGGATTCGAACCTATAACCTAGCGATTAACAGTCGCTTGCTCTGCCGTTGAGCTACCAGGGAATGTAATCATAATTCTAAATATTTTTTATACATGAATTCTGCCCAATATGCTTGATAAGCAATACCATCATGATCTCCATCTCTTGCTTTATCAAAATATTTGGCTTCTTCTAAATTTTTGTTATTGTCTTTATATTCTTTGATAAAACTCTCTATTTCATCTTCATCAAAATTATAGAATGTTTTAAATTGATCAATCCTGGAATCAGATAATGCTCTCTTCATTGCCGATTCTACATTGTACCCTGTAAATGACAATAATTTTATATTGTTACTTTCACAATATTGGTTTAACATAAAATAATATTGGTATGCCAATAGATCCATAACTGGGTGGCTACCATACCAAGCATCTATAACCTTACCTATTTTTTCATCATAAGCATATGATGCATTTAATTTAGCAATATTTAAAAATATATAATCAGGATTGCCAAACTGTTTAAAATATTTAAATGATGTTACTATCGAATGCAGCATGGATGAAGCAACACATGCTATATTAAAATAACCTGATACTTTTTCATTGTTTGCAATTAATTTATATAGTTTTCTTGACCATTGTTCTTCATATAGCAAACCAGTACCCCATGTATTAGAATCACCTACAAACAATACATGTTTACCGTTATGATCACTAATAAACTCTTCTGATCTATAATTATAAGAATTTAACTCTTCTTTTTTTAAAGGTGTTGAAGGCAAAGGTTGGATCGTTCCCAATTGTTTAATTGTTTCCAATTCTTCAAATTCTTCAAAGTGTTCAAAACTAATAAATTTTGATTTAGGCAAATCACTGTATAATGATGCATCATCATAGTTTATATTTGTAAGGCTATGTACAATTTTTAATGGTAGAACATTAGTTGTATCTAATTTTTGTTCCATCATTGTCTCTTATTAACTACTTAGATGAAGTTATGAATTCGAAAGGATCTGAGCTACGATTGGGTTAGGTATACCTTTTGGTGCTTCTGTCCAAGTGCGAGTTCCAAACTTGATAGGCTTGTTGTTAACATTCTCCATCATAGGACCTTTACAGATTGCAACTCTAAATGTAGTGCCATCAGTTGCAGTTAATATTCTAGGTTCAACTACACAAGGAAAAGACCATTGGTTGCTACTTCCGCCACCAGGAGTTTTTGTATTCTTAAAGTTACGGTGTACTGGAGTCATATTAATCCAACTACCATCAGTTTGCTTAATAGGAAAAGTGCTTGGTACTCCAAACAACGACCATACTGTTGCAAACGTTCCATCTGGAGTTAGCCTACCGTTAGTTAAGTCCATGTTAGCGAATGAAGCGCCTGTAGTAATAATTGGGCATTCTGATAGACCCAAACGATACTTAACACCATTAATAATGATATGTTGGTTGATAGGCTTAGTGCCGCTAGCTGCACAAAGTGCATAAGGCAGATCATTGTATTGATGCAGCTTAATACCTACATTTTTTGTATTATTACCAGTGTTAACAATGATAGCTACGGCGGCGGCAATAATTGCAGCAATTGTTAGTACTTTTTTAAACATATTCTTTCTTTCTTATAGATGGCGACCTTGATGGGACTTGAACCCACGACAACTGCCGTGACAGGGCAGTGCTCTAACCAACTGAGCTACAAGGCCTCGAAGAATTACTTCTTCGGTGCAGGTTTCTTAGCAGCAGTAGCCTTCTTAGCAGCAGCTTTAACTGGTGTAGGTGTAGGTGTAGGTGTAGGTGTTACAGTCTTCTTTTGAGGAAGTACACCGAGCAACCAACCAAACTTAGGGTACTTAGCCTGTAGGAAGTGCACAGCAGCAAAGTATGCGGTTGAGAATGCAGGTGTCAAGTAAGAAAGGTTACTAGTGTTTAGACTAGCCCACTTAGTTGTTCCCCATGCTACAAGTGCACCAACAATGCTTGCTACAGCACCACGAACAGCAGTGCGAACAGCGGTTGTCTGGAACGGGTTGTTAATACTTGATGTCATTATTTGGTCTCCTTATTATCTTGGAATTTTACAGATACTTGTGCGTTATTAACTTGAGTCCGCAAACTATTCATTAGACCAGCAATGGTCTCATTGATTTCTTGGCTAGCCAATTCATCACTCTGATTGTTCATGGCATCATAGCTAATAACTATGGTCATTTTCTTTTTCATAAAATCTACAATAATTGATTAAAAGTGATAAATCAACACTTTTGACGTTTTTTTAATTATTTGCCAGATTGAATGATATTGAATGCTGCGGCAAGATCCGCTGGCATCATTTGGTATGGGTTGCGGTCAAATATGACACCACCAGCCCATAGACTTTGTCCTACTACTGCGCTACAGATCATTGAGTTATTCAATGAGAATTGTAACTTAATTCCTGTGATAAGTTCAATTGCTATAGAAATAATAGTGAACCATCCATATTTATCCTTAATAAAACTTTTGCATGCAGCAACAGTTTGATTACGGCTCTGACTGTTTAATTTTGTATTTACTAAATAATACTCTACATTCTTGTATTCATCAATGTGAGCATAACGGACACCACGGCCAACTGCTTCAATAATCGTTCCTTCTTCATCAACAATCATTGCAGCATGATTCCATGTAGAGAAAGGTTTCATTTTACCATGATAACGTATGAACTGACCAAAACGTATGAGTTTAGCTAGAATGCCATCTGTGCTAACTAAGATAAAATCACCTGGGTTAAACTTTTTTGGTTCTAATCCTGCTTCATATACCTTATAGGTAGTTGTCATCTACATCGCCTTCATAATCGTATGTTTCATTAATTCCAAATTCTGCGCTAGCGAACCATCCTTCGACTTGTCCGCCGTCTGGTACAGATTGTGCGCCACCACGTGCTTGTGGTATGTCAATAGCACTTTCTACATCTTCTATTTCTGGTTCTTTCAATTGCTGAATGCTGCCAGTAATACCAGCAAATGGAGCAGCGCTAGATTCATCTCCACGTTTTTCTGATTCTACACCAGTCATAGTTCCACGTTCGTTGCCTAGGTTGGTATTGTACCAATTACCTTTTGGCAAAAAACCACCGTTACCTCTTGGTGCTTCTGGTGATGGCAAGTCTGCTCCATCAAGGGTATCATTATATTTGTTAACCCACGTTGGTGAAAAACTGTCACCAGTATCGCTATCAATTGCAATTACTTTAAAGGCATTAAATACACGTGCAGGTTGTCTTTTTCCAGATTCAAGTTCAGTGGTTGGCTCTGATTCCAGGTTAGTAACATCACTGGATAGATCTTCTGGAGTTAGACCTTTTACAAAAGATTGTCCTTCAGAAATTGCGTCGGTGGGGTCAGCAATACGGATGCTAGCAAAGTGACCAAGTGGGTCATCCTGTACGCCATCGATCTCGTACTTTGGTGGTTTAGTAGATCTTGGGTTGTTAAGCTTCTCGTCCACGCCAGTATCTCCTACGATTGGGTCGACATTAGGTCCAAAGCCGCCTACGCTGCCTTTTCCATCGATACGACCACCAAAATCCATAAGGCCAGCTTTTGGCAAACGGATGATTTGAATTTTACGGATAGCATCTTGTGTAGTAACGCTATCTACGAACTGGTTCCAAAGGATCTTGTCACGTACTGAAGATGCTGAAAGATTATCTCCAATAGTGAGTGTAATGATGAAACCATCATTAGTAACCGTTACTTCAGGTTCTGCATAATAACCTTCAAATTGAGAAATTATAGAACGAATTATTGCATCCTCGTTCTCTTTTGTCACGTAATGGTTAAAAACGCAACGAAAGTTCTTCCTTTTTGTATTTTTTGAAGATTCCATATAACCACTTAGGCGTATACTTCAAGGGTTTAAACCGTTACAGGTTTAAAGAGAGGAAATCATTCACCAATTCTTAATTTTGGATACTTTTTGGTTATAAAGTTACTTAAAGAAGAGTTTTCATATCTACGGCACAAATAATCCAAAGAAACAAACATTGGATCATAACTTCCATTATTAACCTGGTGCTTTACAATGATACCGCGCCAGTGTGCATTACCTTGAGGACCTTTATAGTTCTCATCATGCAGATAGCAAGCTCCTGCTACTAAGCCGTGCTGGGATCGTGCTCCACCATCTCTACCGTCACCATTTACGTATCGCAGGCCATAGAGAAGAGTCTGCTGGTGTCCCATTGTGAAAGAATGACCAATGCTTTTAAGACGCGCATCGATTGTACCACCATATGGGTTTCCTGTCATTGGATTATAGAAAAAGTGACTATAAGCTACTCCATCCAACCACAATATTTCTTTGAATGGTTTTACTTGCCATCCAGTTCGAGCATAGTCAAGATCATCTGTACTAAACAATCCGTCAATTTGAGCATCATTTTCAGTTGCACGATTGATACGATCTTCGTGATTACCTAGAAGTATGTGACGCTCTGGGTTCCATTTAGCGTGCTTAGTTTTACGTTGTTGCTCGTTGTAATCATATATTGGCTGATTAAGGACTCGCCATGCTTCATTAGCAGTTTCAATATCTTGTACTACACGACGGCCTTCCATGCTTTTCTTTCCTTTATCGTAAAGTGAAAGAGCTGGCATGTCTGCATGGTCTCCAAGATGAATAATCTTAATGTTCTTATTGCGGTATTCTTCCACAATAAACATTCCAATCCAGTTCAGGTGATCTGTTGGTACCCCATCTTTAGCTTGGGTATCCGGGATTACAATGTGTACAACAGGTTCTGTTTCTTTTTTAAGATCAGATTTTTTGTCTGCCACTATATTCCTTAATCGTCGTTTTGATCCTGTGCATCAAGATCTTGTAGATTGCTTTTATCTTCTACTTGATCATTGGTGTCATTAAGTCCCATATCATCATTTGTTGTTACGATTGCTGAAGTTGGGCTTTCATTCAAAATGACTTTTGCATCTGCGGATGGTTGTGTACTGTATCTAATCATTCTTATGCCTTTCTTTGTGTGTGTCAAGTTTTAAAATAAGATTTTCGTCTAATAGTTTAATAGACCTTATTCGGTCTTTTGGTAATGCGTTCTTCCATATTACCTTACCGCCGACAGCACGTATACAGCCTTCGTGTCTACCATTGTTACTTATTAATATGCTTTCCAAGCATACATCACAAAGTGGGCATTTAGTGCTATTAGTCACTTCTTCAACTAATTCTAACTCGATAGAATCGTATTGTTGGTTATTGAAGGTAATTCCTTCTGGTAGATCTTTATCTATGTTCATTGGGGTTTGAAAGCGAGCATTCCTAGATCTCTTAGGTAGTCTTCTACCGTTACACCGTTTATTTCTGCTAAACGGTTGAGAGCGCTCAATAATACGCCTGTTAGAGCACTAAATAGCTCAATGGGATTGCTTTCTAGAACCATCTCATAAGCTAGGTCTTCCTGCTCGCTGAGTATGGCTGTAAGTAAGGCTACTACGTTTCCGATATTTTCAGAAGTTGAATCCATTATCCCTCAATAGAAGCTTTCAAGAACCAACTCCATTTTTGGTGTTGATCAATCCGCTCTGCAATAAAATTGGCTACGCCTTGTTCATTACTGTTGTTAGCTATTTTAAAAGTTTCTTTAATGTGTTGAATATATTCTTCATTCATTATATAAAACTTAGCAGTCAATTCTTTTGGGGATCTACTTACTAAACCAGATTCTTGGATACCACTCATCTTAACGAGTTGACTCATTACAAATGGGGCTACACTACCAAGTTTAACAATGTTTTCGGCAATTGGATCAATGTGTTCGTAAATATCATCAACTATTTCATCAAATAGTTTATGATATTCATAAAAATCAGATCCTTTGACATTCCAGTGAAAACCGTGAATCGTGTGATAAAGAACGTATGCTTCAGCAAGCATATTCTTTAAAGATTGTACTAGGTCGTTTTCTTTTGTGTCATCTTCGACAGCACCAACGACCCTAAAGCCATTCAAGTTCTCATCCATGGACTATAGCCAGTTGAGGCCTTCTCCAAATGAGTCTTCTACAGCTTCTTGGATGAAAGTAGCAGCAAGCTTATTTGCACTTGCACTCTTAATGCTACGGAATGAAGTTGATTCATTCTTGGCACGACGGCAGATCTCTACATTGTCTACAAAGTTATCAATGATAGAAGCACGCTTAACAGTATCTAGGATAGGGAAGGTTTTCTTCTCTACGTAAAACACTGCAGCTTCACGAGTGTTCAATTGACTCTTCAAAAGGTTGCTGTTTTGGTCTTCTACCCAAACTTCAGCACCAGCAGTCACAAAGTTAATCCAGTCAGCATCTTCATACTCGTTTTCGATTGAAGAAGCTGTACGGTAAAGTAGGCTACCATCGTCTTCACCAAGATCACTTGTGCCAGCATTGCTAACACGGTATTCCTTGGCAACAGTTCCACCAGGTAGGCTATTTAGATAGTCCTCAGTGTCAAAATCAACATACTCAGAAGCAAGCTTCTCAAGTTGTTCCTTTTCAGCACCAAGCTCAGTGATTATGTTGGCATAACGCTCTAGCTCATTAGCATTGACGTTAGGGTTACTAGCTGCCATGCGTGTGCTGTCCAGGATGTCCTGAAGTCTGTCAAGTCTTGTCAGGATGCTCTCTGAAGTACCGTTAAACCAGCGCGTATCGGCTGCTGCAGTCTTGGCTTCTTTTACAATGTTGTCGTAGTGCATAATGGAATCTTTCTATTTCCTTAGTTCCTATTGCAAGTTTCGGTCAGGATTACATCCATCGTAATCCATGTGTTCTGTGCAAAATCCTCGGCCCATGTGGTTCTTTACATCATCTTCAATAAGTTCAGCAAGTTTTTTACTGCTAGTTGTTCCGCTATTAAGTGGATTAGATTGGTTAAGATCTCCCATTTGTTCACCACCAGGTGCAGTTACCTTACCTATATCATTCTGTTGTGTAGTAAATGAAAGGTCTTGTGCATCTTGCGGTGGTGCTGATGATTGTGACATCGTAGGGTTAGAACCAGTTGTTACTTCTGGTGCACCAGTAAAATATGCCACAGCATTTACAATCCTAGAAGCAGCCTTCTTGTGTTGTGCTGCGTATGCAGAATTGCGTGCTTTTTGGTGTGCTTTTGTCTTGGCATCTTCATCGCTTGGATCGTATGTGAAACAACGTGCTTTCTTACCTGGTCCCTTAACCCCTGGGTTAGGGTTGCCTGGAATTGAACATTCACTAATTCCTTCATCTGACGCAGCCACTTTGAATTCAAAGTTAAAAGCTGCGCTTTTTACAATACGACGGCAATCAACGCAAAATGTTTCTTCTCCAGCACTGCTAATCTTAGTCAACATACGACCATCTATACAAACAGGGCACTTTTCCATGATTATACCTCGAAAAAGTTTTGAATTACATCAGTTGGGTAAATTGAAGCAATCTTAGAAGCAGTAGCATGGTTAAAACCATCAGTAAGCTCAAGTGGACCACGATCTTCTTCGCCTGGAGTAATAACACCAGCACGAGGAGTCTGATTACTATTTGGCTTCATGTCAAACAATGTTTGACTTTGGCTCTGTTGAGGAGACTTATTGTAGAATTTACGTTGTTCATACCCATTGTAGTAATCTTTGCTCAAAAGAGCGAGATCTTCGTCAAGTGGCTTGCCATTTTCAGCATCGGTATAACCTTGGTAATAAAGTTCTGAATCATTGGCAGTCTTGTTAAAAGCAGCAACATAATCTTCTGTGCTAGCTAGGCGAGTACCAATTCTGGCATCTTGCTTAACAATATCTTTGCCAGCATCAAGATCCTTAGCAGTAGGCCCTTCAACGTGTGAGAAATTTTCTTCGCCAAGACCATGATCATCAGCTGGTCGGCCACAACCACAGTTAGTACAAGCCATACGTGGACTAATAGTAGTTGGGATAAAGTTTTTCTCACAGTGGTTGCAGAATGGTTCACCATTCTCCATAATGTAAGCGATTCTCGCTGCTGTGCTCATCTTTTTTCCTTCGTTAACGCCGTTTATAATAGTAGATAAAGATCCTGGGCTTACACTAGCAAGCCCTCCATTATCTACTACTTTTGGTTCACCAGTTACATCTAAAGTAGTTATACGCTTTGGTCCAACTAGCTCAGTAGAATTTTCATCTTCATTGCCAATATCTGCAATTTTAAAAAAAGATAGGATTGGTTCTAGTTCGTCTGCGTTGACTTTATTTCCACCTGGCAAACCAAGACCTGATCCACCTTCCGTGGGAGCATCAATACTTTCAAGAGACGCATCGTCTCCGTAGTTACCATTGCCCTGTGTAGCGTATCTCATCAGTTACTACTGCACTTTCAAGGTTATTTTAACTCTTATTCCCAAGTTGTTGGCGGAAGGGACTTCTTTGGTCCTGGCATATCATATTCACCATGATGGGTAATTTCTGCCCAATGATCGTGATCTTTTACCTTTTCTTCATCTGTTTCGTCATCTGGTGACCATTCATTTTCGTGTGCTATTTTTTTGACAATAATTTCATTAATCAAATTAACAAGACGATCAGAATCATTCACGCTACTACTTCTTGGGTTTGCTGCAGTAGGATTATTAACAACTGGATGAGCAATATCAATAGCAATATTAGGCATCTTTAAACCGCCACCTGGTTTAGATTGCGTTTCATTGGATTCTTGGGCCTTAGGTGGTTGCTTTGTTTGAGTTTGAGTTGCTGGTTGTAGCTCGCTGGTATCTACATTTATAGTAGACCCTGGCGCAGTACCATTACTATTAAAAGTAACTGGTTTAGTAACATTTGGCAACCCTAGAGGGGTTTTAGGCATTGTTTCAGGCCATGCAATAGTTGATGATAGCTTAGAGCTAATGAAATTTGGGTGGGCTGGGCTAGGAGCTTTAATTGCTGGATAATTTATATCAAGTCCACCCTGTTGCTGTTCATTTTGTTGTTGATTATCCTGTTGCTGTTCATTTTGTTGCTGTTCATTTTGTTGTTGGCTGTTATATTGTGTTTTTGAATCTTCAACACCTGAAGCGGCTTCTCCTGCGCCTGCAGCGGCTTCTCCTGCGCCTGCAGCGGCTTCTCCTGCGCCTGCAGCGGCTTCTCCTGCGCCAATGAGTTCTGGTACAGCAGCAAGAGGCCCTGCAATAACAAGAGTACTAGCAGTCATCATTCTATATTCTTTTTCAGCTAGTTTCTTACCAGCTTCTGATTGATAAACCTGGTTCTCAGTAGTAATGTATGGTGTCATTTGAACAGTACGTTGTGCTTTACGTAGCATGTCTGTAGCAATGCCATTATTTCTGTAGTTTTCTTCTACGAACACACCATCGAGTACATAATTACCATCTTTACGTTTTTCAGCGGTCAAATAACCAATTCGTTCTTCACCAATCTTTGTTTCAACGAGCAAACCTTGGAATGTACCGCCAGTTTTATATTTCATCTGACCAGTATTTGCTACGATAACAAATTTATTGCTGTGTTCTTCAATTATTTCATTTATTCTTTTTGGTATACCCATTATAGTTTTCCAATATCTGCTAATAGGTCTTCTAGGCGCATGTTGCCGTATTGACCTTTTTCTACGATTTCTGGGGTGATAATTGCCCAGCTTTCATCCATGTAACTTTGCAACCATGTTTGTTCAATCGCTTGAACTTCACCCCAAGTAATTCCATAGAAACAATTTTCATCATATCCAACAAGAATAATGCAGTGTCCACCAATAATGTTATTGTCGGCTGGTGTTCCTGTGAGTGCCCATGGCTGGTGATTCTGAAACTGTTCTTCGCATACTGATGGGAGTCTAATTCCAATATATGCTAAACCATAGAATGCTATTACGCTTCTAAGTTCATCAAAATCAGCATGATCAGTTGGTGCATAAGCCGCAATTTTACCACCAAATATTTCATTCTGTTGCCAGTGTTTAAGCAAATCTGCTTCTACAGCACCGGCATCCTGGCCATTTGTATAAGCTAAGTAAGCTTGTACAACTTCATCAGTTGTTGGTGGTAATTCATTTAGTCCAAGTACTTTTGCTGTAGCCATCTTTGCGTGAGCAATACCAGCAAAAGTGCAGTCACCATACTTATCATTGCCAAGCATTTCCCATTCAGCAATATTAGGCGTACCAACGGCAGTAGGAGGAGTTGGCAAAGGGTTGTGCTGATAGAACGACAGCATGTGAAGACCTCGTGGTCTTTTTGGTGCAAGTTTACCCAGCTTACCAATCTTACGTTCTTCTAGCATAATAACCCTTTACTTATATCTTTCGTTAATATTTTGTGATGATGCAAAGGCTCCGTGTTTGCCAGCTAATTCTCTCCACATACGGCTATTAGCAAAATAACGTTGGTGGTTAGTTTCACCCATTACCCTTGCTTGGTCTGCATTCGTGTGGCAAATATTTGATAATGATGCATGATCTGAATCATTATTTACTGCATCATTGTAATTCTTAAGCCAAGTATGTGGAGCAGACCGCGCATCTGTATACTTATCCGCATTCTTCTGTAATTTAACTCTTAAAGTTTCGATAGTGTCGCCTTGAGCCATGGCATAACGTTCAGACCAGTTCATCATTTGCCTTCTTGTTTGCTAATAAGGTTACGTACATACTTTTCTGCTTCAAAATCACTAGCAGCAGCCGTGTGAATGCCTCCAGGGCCTCTGTGGTGGGCTTCACAGAGCCATTCAAGGTTGTTTGCAGACTCAACCCATGCTCCAACGGAATCAGGGTCAGAAATGCCAGGGTAATCGACTTCAAGCCACTTTAACTCAACGCCGTTTTGCAGAGAAAACTCTACGTGGCTGTGGTGAAGCTCCAAAGGCTTATCTAGAGAGCATTCACTAAAGTCATTACGATGCAAACCAACGCTGCACTGCGCAGTATCCTTTGTTCTTTTTCTGTAAGAATTAAAATCCTTGTAGTGTGGATCGGAGGTGCGCTCAGGATGAGCAGGATAGTGAATAGTATAGTGGTGAGTAATATTTCCATCGTGCTCCTCTATGGTCATTGTTCGTCTCGTTTCTTGTTTTCAAGAAAATCAATAACTTCTTCTAAGCTATTAAAGAACATTATGTCTTCCTGAAGAGACTTATCATTATCTTCGTCATAGCCTACATAGATATCAATGCCAAAGATATTAGAAAGTATCTCTGCAAACTCAAAAAGAGTGATATCTTTTGAGTATTCCATAAAGTATCCATCACTATTACTGGAATCACTGATAGTTACACGGTAATTTTTTACTTTTGGTGAAATTTCATCATTTTTATCAAAAAATGACGTTTTTTTGAAGTTTTTATAGGAAATTTGACGAATTTTGTCGGTTTTTTCCTTAAATTCAGCAATTTTTAGCTGTTTTTCAGTGTTTTTTGTGTTATTTTTGCAATTACAAGCATCAAGATTGCAATTTTTTTCACAAGGATTAGACATGTTTTCCTTAAGTTATACTATAGGAGATTTTAAGATATGCCTGTCAAGGCTTATAACGTAAATTTTTATTAATTTATTTTTCTTTTTCTCTCATTTTGTTTAACAAATCTTCTTTTGCTTGGTTAGCTTCAGCTGCCGACTCAGATCTTGGTCGTTGTTTTACTTTGTTGGGTTGTCCTGGTGTTATCGGAGTAACATCATCGGATGAATATTCTTTTTCCCAGAATTTTGGATTACGTCCTGAGGTTTCACTCAGTGCTGAGAGGTCAAGCTTCGGTGTATCCATTGGGATAGCAACATCGTTACCCATAAATAGTTCGTGGTTTTCATCTTGTCTACCATTTTTAACATGGTGAAGATAGGTTGAACCATGTTCACTGATCCAAAGTTGACGGTGTGGCGTACGCTTGCCAATATCACCTAGCCCAGAAACACGTCCTTCTTTGCCTTCACCCAAGTGTTTGCTTGCACCCATTGGGAAACTAGTAAAGTATGCATCTCTAAGTGCTTTGTCAGAACTGTTAGCTGCTTTGTTGTGATCTTGCATATCGAATACAGTATTGGAAACGTGAAGAGTTTGGTCCAAAGCACATCGTGGGCAGTGACACATTACCCAGTCAGCAGTTTTGGCTTTTTCATGTAGTGCTTTCAATGCTGGGTGTTTAGGTTCTGTGTGATCAAGAATATTACCAATAACACCACTCAATTGATGGTGGATATTAATTGGCTTTTGATCTTTAGCAAGATATTTAAAGTTTTCGTTTTCACCCTTGTCGTAATCTTCAGGTGGCACTGAGATCCCGTGAGCATGTGCATTAAGAACTTTTGCTACTTTAAAATAATCACCAATGTTGGTAGATCCTTTGTCAATAAGGTTCTTATAAGCTTCTGATCGAGCAGATTCGATCTTACCGAGTTCTTGCATTGGTTCAGCATACTGAGGTCTACGATTGCCCTGGTGATCTACAGAAAGATATTGACCAACAAGTATTGGCTTACCTTTTCTGTCTTCAGCAATTTGTTGTTTTGGGTTCCAGGCATAACTGCTAACTTTAAGCCCTCGTAGATTAGGAAAGTTCTTATTTGTGATTTCCATATTTAGAACGTCACCTAGGTTAGCATAATTCTTCAGCTTAGAAAGCTGGTGGTTATAGTTCCAATTACCACTAGATCCTTTTTCAAGGCCAAGGATGTCTTGTGCTTCTTCACTAGGTTCGTTTAGACCTTGTTGCTTATAACTTCCACCACACTTGTCTGAGCAACGGCTGCGACAAAGTCGTGAACCTCCACCATTGCATTCGCTGTCAGCACCACAAGAATGGTGACAACCAAGAAGATAGTGATTAGCAGTGGCTTCTGCACTACGTGGGACGTGATTATTCTCAGGATCTTCAGCGTGGAAGTGATATCCGTTATTAGCAAGATGAGTTAGACTTTTGCGTGGCTCGTCGCCTTTGGCAGCGAATACGCTATTAAATTTCTTAGTGCTGTTAAAACTTCTCATGTTATCTCTTTTTTTTAATGGACTACATGAACTATTACAAAATACCTATGAAATTACACTGTTTTAGGAGCCAGTCTCCTGATAAAACTCTGGCTTATGGTACTTGTCACTGTAGTCCAACATGGTTACTAAAGAATACTTAACACCTGATTTAACTGGCATGGCTCGGTGCGGATAAGCAAACGTAGATGGGAATACAATTAAATCTCCAGCCTTTGGCTTTATGTTTAGTTCCTGGAGTCTAAAGTAGATCTCTCCGCCCTCATATTCGTCATTTAGATACGCTACAAGAGATACTGTACAGTTGTACGAGAAACCGTGGTCATGGTGCTCCATGAAATGTTGGCCTTCGCCATAACGAACAAAGTTAAAAGCTTCCCAATACCTTAGATTGTGGATGTTATTTGTTCTTGAATAATCATCGACTGCTGCTTTCTGTGCATCGTAGCATTCTTGCCAGATCTGCTGTAGTTCTTTTGACTCTTGGCTTAGGTCTCCTGCTATATCGCTTTTCTTAAATTTAAAATCGATACAGTCTCTATATTCAGGCATTCTTTCTTGGTAACCAACATAAGCTGGTTGCCAATTATAATGGTTATTACCATTCAAAACTTTTTCTAATCTTTTTATAATATCCCACTCTGGTTTTATTACATCTCTATAGAGAGTTATGCAATTACCTAAGTCTTCCTTAGAACTCCAAGTTTGCTCGTATGTCATTTCTTGCATGCTCATTCTATTGGCCCTCCTGTGGGTCCGTAATTGCTTGGCAGAATTTTTTCTCCCTTGGATTCTGCTTCTTCCCAACCTTTTAATTGTACAGCTTGTTGTGCTCTAACTGCCTTAAGACTCTCAGCCCATTCATCTATTTTTTCTTGAGTATATTCTGATTCTTCATAGTCCCAAAATTGACCAATGGTAAATCTTTCTCCAGACGTAATCAATGATATACCATGCTGGTTATTATGTCCACCATCAAATGCTGCTAATAGACCAGTTTTTGGTTTAATTGAAACATTATGATCAGGAAAGAACAATTCTCCACCATCAAAATTATCATTCAAATATATAAACGTTGCCCACTTGCTTCTTTCGAATTCATTGTACTTACCATCTGTACTATTATCTGAATGAGGATTTGTAAAACCTCCTGTAGCCCATATTTGTGCATGTGGGAAACCAATTGGCTTTAGACCACTACCACGAGCAAGTTCTGCAGCTTCTTTCATTCTAGAACTCAAAGACTCAACAAGATCTTTAGGTAATCCAAAATCAACCATATCATCGCCTACTGGCAAGTTGGCTGCAGATGATCCATAGAATCCAATTCTATTCCATTCAAGTTTGCCATTCTTTTCTGAGTGATCCCAATATTTAATGATAGCATCACATTCTTCTTTACTCAAGAAGTTTTCAAAAACAACGATATCATCTTTGTAATTTATTCTGTTCATATATACTATTCCTCTTTACCCCAAAAACCACTAATTTTGTATCTTGTACCAGATGTAATAATTTTTACTCCATGTAGATTGTTGCCACCATGAAAAATGGCAAGCATTCCGGGAGTTGGTTTTATTTCAAGAGGTCTATCATGAAATTGTAGTTCTCCACCTTCAAAATCATTGTTTAGATATAAACCTGTAGCCCATTGGACTGATGAATCTTTACCACTGTTATCATAGTGAAAAGAAGCATAGGCTCCTTTCATCCATTTTTGTGGGAACGCACCAATTTTTCTTATTTTATAACTACTAACTAATTCTGTTGCTTCAATAATTTTTTTCTCTAAATTAGCAAAATAATCTATCGGTAAACCAAATTTAGTTATTTCAATATCATTGTATATCATTGTAGAACCGAATGCATTGTTAAATGAATTGTTTCCCCAAGGCCATTGCATTCTTCCTTTGATAGTAGAATCTTCCCAATATTTAAGAATAGAATTGCATTCGTCTTCACTTATAAAATTATTGAATACAACGATATCATCTTTATAATTTATTCTATTCATATTACAATACGTATTTGCTACCGTTTATATGAGCTATTTCTAAATGGTTTATGTTTACATGGCTTGGTAGTGATCCCACCCATCGTATAGCTTCAGCCATATCTTCTGCAGTTAATGCGTGATCTTTCTTTTCTGTTTGAGTATCAATAGTTCCTGGACAAATTTCTGTTACTGTAATCCCATATTGTGGAAACTCTAACCTCATGGTATCAACTAGACCCATTTGGCCTCGTTTTGCATTGGAATAATTGCCTGATCCTCTAAATGGAACTTGTCCACACAACGAAGAAATAAATATAATTGTCGGTGAATCAGATTTCATCATTGAAGGGATAAGTAATTGAGAAATGTACATTGGGCCACCTACATTTATATCGTAGGCCCTTCTAAAATTTTCCATAGTTTCATATATTAGATACGTTGGACCAGCACCACCACCAGCATTGTGAACCAATAGATCTATTGTATCTTCTTCATATTTTTTACAAAACGATTCAATTGATTCTTCATCTGTTACATCTAGTTTATTTACTTCAACGTTCTCAGATTCTAAATCTTTCATGGCATCTAAATCTCTGGACGCTGCAATGACTCTATACCCGCTATTTTCCAGAAGCTTGACCGTTGCCCTACCTACACCTCTGCTTGCTCCAGTAACTATTGCTGTTTTCATTGTGGTTCTTCTCCTTCTGCAAACCCTTGCAACTTCATATCATTATGTATCCAATGCCCTGTAATCATATACTTAAATCCAGTTTTGACAAGGTGGGCGGTATGAAAATACGGAGCAGAAGATGGAAAAATAATTAAACTATTTGCTTTCGGTTTAATTCCTACATCAAATTGTTTTAATTCTAAAGCTTCATCATAATCTATTTCAATCCAAGGTTTTTTCATAACGTCGTTTTTATAGTCTACCATTTTAAAAGAAATTTCTCCGCCTTCATATTCATCATTCAAATATAAAACAAAAGAATATCTCAGCGATGTGTCGCCTTGTAGTTGATCAAAATGAGAACCCATGCATGTTCCGGTGTAATATTTTTTAATATCAAACGATGGGAAGAATCTTGGTTCGTCATAGTCTCCTATAGATTCTGCATAGTCTTTAGCAACATTATAAAAAGTATTTTTAATTGCATGAAAGATATATGACATGTATCCCAATGACAAAGGATCTTCTAGTTCTTCAATTCTAAGTATATCAAATGACCTAGTCTCTCCATAAATATGATTTTTGTCACTAGAAGAATGCCATGTCTCCCAACCAGTATCTACTTTTTTTAAAATTTTATTAAAAGTATCAAAATCTGGTATTACGTTCTCGTAATAATTAATTTTGTTGTACAATACAGTTTTATCCATTACATCATTCCATTGTTATTAGGTTCTATACCTTCATGTAAACAATGGCCT